GGTGGCTCCCAGGTCGGCCGGGTTCAAACCTTCGGGCTAACGCCCTGTGACCGACCCTAAATCACGCTCAGTGACACGCTGAGGGAGGTGTTCGATGGCCAGCGGAGGTGCTCGAGCGCGTTCCGGCCCACCGCCGGACCCGAATGCCCTGCGACGCGAACGCGACGCCGGCGAATGGACCGTCCTGCCCGCTGAAGGCCGTTCCGGGGTCACCCCGGACTGGCCGCTCGCCGGCAAGAGCAACCGCGAGGCCGGCCTGTGGGACTCCCTGTGGGCGAAGCCGCAGGCCCTGATGTGGGAACGCTTCGGCCAGGAGCTCGAGGTCGCGCTCTACGTCCGGAACTTCGCCCGGGCTGAGGACCCCGATGCCGCAGTTGCCCTCGGCACGCTCGTCCGGCAGCAGATGGACTCCCTCGGCCTGACCACGCCCGGCCTGCGTGCGAACCGGTGGCGGATCACCCGCGACGAGGTGTCGGAGCAACGCATCACGCGGGACGCTCCGAAGGCGCCGTCGAGCCGGTCGCGGCTGAAGGTCGTACCCCGTGGCGACGGAGCCTGAGTACGTCGTCGACTTCCCGGTCCTGTGGGTGGCCTGCGACTGGATCGAGCAGCACTGCGTCGTCCCGGACGGCTTCCGCAAGGGCGAGCCGTTCCAGATGTACGACTGGCAGCTGTGGTGCACCGCCAACCACTACCGGATCAAGCCGGGTGCGAAGGTCGGCCAGCTCGCGCCGGCGTTCTTCTACCGGCGGTCCCAGACGGTCGCTCCGCAGAAGACCGGGAAGGGCCCGTGGTCGGCGGCGATCTGCGCGAACGAGGGCGTCGGCCCCGCGGTGTTCGACGGGTGGGCCGAGGGTGGCGAGGTCTACGACTGCCGCGACCACGGCTGCGGCTGCGGCTGGCGGTACGAATACGAGCCCGGCGAGCCGATGGGTATCCCGTGGCCGACGCCGCTGATCCAGATCACCGCCTTCTCCGAGGAGCAGACGGACAATATCTACCGGCCGCTGCAGTCGATGATCCGCAACGGGCCGCTCGGCGAGCTGATGAAGGTCGGCGAGCAGTTCATCCGGCTCCCGAACGACGGCCGGATCGACGTCGTCACCTCCTCCGCGCAGTCCCGCCTCGGCAACCCCATCACGTTCGCGTGGCAGGACGAGACCGGCATCTGGACCGTCACCAACAAGATGGACCGGGTCGCCACCACCCAGCGCCGCGGCGCCGCCGGCATGGGCGGCCGCACCGGCGAGACCACCAACGCCTGGGACCCGTCGGAAGACTCCGTCGCGCAGCGCACCGCGGAGTCGCAGCGGCCCGATATCTTCAAGTTCCACCGGCTCCCGCCGGCGAACCTGAGCTACAAGAACAAGGTCGAGCGGCGCCGTATCCACCGCTACGTCTACCAGGGTTCGGTGCACGTCGACCTCGACGCGATCGAGGCCGAGGCCGCCGAGCTGATGGAGAAGGACCCGGAGCAGGCCGAACGGTTTTTCGGCAACCGGATCGTCTACGGCGCCGGGTCGTGGTGCGACGGCGACAAGTGGGACGCCCGCGCCGATCCGCGGATCGTGCCCGACAAGACCGCGGTCGTCGGCGGGTTCGATGGCTCCGACGTCGACGACTGGACGGTGCTGCGGCTGGAGACGGCCGACGGGTACCAGTTCACCCCGACGTACGGGCCCGACAGGCGGCCGGCCATCTGGAACCCGGCCGAGTACGGCGGGCAGGTGCCGCGCCTCGAGGTCGACGCCGCCGTCGACGAGGTGTTCACCCGGCTGAGGGTCGTCCGGTTCTACTTCGACCCGCCCTACTGGGAGACCGAGGGCGACGCCTGGTCGGGGAAGTACGGCGAGAAGCGGGTCGTGCGCTGGGAGACCTATCGGCCCGTCCAGATGCACGCCGCCGCCGAGCGGCTGCTGACCGACATCAACAAGGCCGAGTCGACGTTCGCGCACGACGGGTGCCCGGTGACCGCAACGCACGTCCGGAACGCCCGGAAGATCGCCCGGGCCGGGCAGCGCTACGTCCTCGGTAAGCCGTCACAGCAGCAGAAGATCGACGGCTGCATCAGCTCGATCATCTGCCACGAGGCGGCTGGCGACGTCACCGCCGCCAAGCTCTGGCCGAACCTCACTCCACGTCGGACCTTCGTCATGAGGTGAGGTGCCCGTGGCGCTCGACCCGGACCAGTGGCTGACGCGCCTCACCAGCAAGCTCACCGACCAGCAGACGCGCCTCGCCAGGTGGGATCAGTACTACGAGGGCTCGCAGCCCCTGTCGTACCTGGCCCCCGAGCTGATCGTGGAGATGGGTGACCGGCTGCGGCCGGTCATCGTGAACTGGCCGCGGCTCGTCGTCGACTCGATCGAGGAACGCCTCGACGTCGAAGGGTTCCGCATCGGCGCCCAGGAGGACGCCGACGAGGAGATGTGGCGCATCTGGCAGGCCAACGACCTCGACGTCGAGTCGCAGCAGGCCCACCTGGACGCGCTCATCATGTCCCGCTCGTACGTGATCGTCGGCACCAACCCGGACGAGCCGGAAACGCCGCTCGTCACGGTCGAGTCGGCGATGGACGTGTACGTCGAGTTGGACCCGGCGCGGCGCACGCCGATCGCCGCGGTGAAGCTGTGGAAGGACGACACCGCCACCGCCGGTGCGGCGCCGGTCGAGCACGCCACCCTGTACCTGCCGGACTCGACGACCTGGTACGTGAAGACGTCCGGGAAGTGGGCCGTCGACGGCGACTACCCGCCCGACAAGCACGGGCTCGGGGCGGTCCCGGTCGTACCGATGGTCAACCGGGGCCGGATCCGTAACCGGACCGGCGTGTCCGAACTGGCCGACGTCATCCCGCTGTCCGACGCCGCCTGCAAGATCGCCACCGACATGATGGTGTCGTCCGAGTTCCACGCCATGCCGCGCCGGTGGGCGGTCGGCATGGCCCCGCAGGATTTCGTCGACTCCGCCGGCAACCCGCTGTCGACCTGGTCCACGGTGGCCGGCCGGCTGTGGGCCACCGACAAAACCAGCCAGGACGGCGTCTCGTTCGGGCAGTTCACCGAAGCGAACCTGACCAACTTCCACGAGACCCTCAACTGTCTCGCCCGGCTGGTCGCGTCGATGGCCGGCCTCGACCCGAACGCGATGGGCTTCACCACCGCGGCGCCCGCCTCGGCAGACGCGATCCGCTCGGCCGAGTCCCGGCTCATCGAGCGGGTCAAGCGCCGGTCCCGGGTGTTCGGCGGCTCGTGGGAGCAGGTCATGCAGCTCGCCATGAGGTTCTCCACCGGCGTGTGGGACAAGGACCTGCGGTCCCTGGAAACCTTGTGGGCCGACCCGGAAACCCCGACGGTCGCCCAGTCCGCCGACGCCGCGGTGAAACTGTTCAACCTGCCGCAGCCGATCGTGCCGCTGCGGCAGACCCGGGAGGCGCTCGGCTACACCCAGACCCAGATCGAGCGCATGGAACAGCAGGACGCGCTCGAAGCCGCGAGGCAGGCGGTGGCGTTCCAGACGCCGACCGCTGAACCGCCGCCAGCTCCGGACAGTGGAGGCACCGGTGACAGCGCCGACACAGGTGCCGTCGACGACAACGCCTGACCAACTCGCCGCCGCCCAGCGGGCCCGGCAGCAGCAGATCGCCGGGCAGGCCGCCGCCCAGACCAGCCGGCTGTGGCAGTTCCTCGCCACCCTCTCCGCGGCGGCCGCGGCGGCGCAGATCCTCGGCACCGTCCAGTCCGCTATGCGCGAGGCCGCCCGCGGCGCCCAGGCCTACACCGACGCCGTCGCCCGCGCCTGGGGTGCTATCTCGGACCCGGCCGGGACGGTGGCGTGGGCGACGTTCGCGGCCACCGCCTCCGACGGCCGCCCGCTCGAAACGCTCCTGGAGCAGCCGGCGCTCGAGTTGGCGGCGAACGTCGCGCAGGGTATGGACCACAGGCAGGCCCAGGCGATCGGCGTACGGCACCTGCAGCGGATCGTGACCACCCAGGTCGCCGACGCCTCCCGCGTCTCTACCGGTGTCGCGCTCGTCAACGACCGGGCGCTACACGGGTACATCCGGCACCTCACCCTGCCGTCTTGCTCCCGGTGCATCATCCTCGCCGGTCGCTGGTACCGGTGGTCCGCCGGGTTCGCCCGGCATCCGCAGTGCGACTGCGTCCACATCCCCGCCGCGGAGAAGATCGACGCGCCGTCCTCGCGGGCCGCGTACGACGCCATGTCCGACGAGGAACGCGCCAAGGCCGGATGGTCCGGGCACGACCAGCGGGCCATTGACGACGGCGCCGACCTCAACCAGGTCACCAACTACCGGCGCGAGCTCAAGTCCGTCAGCGTGGCCGGCCGGGCCGTCCAGACCACGACCGTCGGCACGACCCGCCGCGGCGCCGCCGGCCGCCGAGGCGCGCGGGCCCGGCTCACCCCGGAGTCGATCTACGCCGAGGCCGACCGGCTCGGCTGGACCCGCGACCAGACCATCGCCCAACTCCGCCGGCACGCCTACATCCTGTGAGGTGCCATGGGCGCTGGGCCACCATCGGGAGCCGGAAGAAGGTCGACCGCTCCACCGCCGAGGCCGCGTTCAAACCGGGGCGCCGCAGCGAGAAGACGGCGGCGGTCCACAAGGAACGGGTCCGCTACCAGTAGGAGGCGGTCATGGGGCGCAGGACGCACACCTTCGACTCGCGCGCCCAGGAGAAATGGGCGTTCGCCACGCACAAGTCGTGGGCCCGCCGGTGGGGCGAGAACACCGAACTGAGCGGCAAGCCGCTCCCGCCGCGCAAACGGGCGCCGAAGTCGGCGTACCGCAGCGCGCGATCACTGATGTCCCGGTAGCGCCAGGCGCGCCGCCACAACGCCCCAGGAGGGCACCGCATGTTCCACACCTGGTTCCGGCTGGACCGGCACGACGACCCGGCACCGGTAGATCCGCCGCCGGTAGATCCGCCGGCCGACCCGAAACCGCCGTTCGACGGGGACTTCGACCCCGCCCGGGCGGCGAAGCTCATCGAGAACCTCCGCGCCGACAACGCCGCGGCGAAGGCCAAACTCGCGGCTGCCGCCGACGAGGCACGCAAGGAAGTCGCCGCACAGGTCGCCAAGGCGCTACGCGGCGGCGCCGAGGAACCCCCGGACCCGGCCGAGCTGGTGACCCAGATCCAGGAGTGGCAGGCCGACGCCTGGAACGCCTCCGCGCGGCTCAACGTCCTCCTCGCCGCGAACGAGGTCGGTGGGGACGCCAAGCGGCTCCTCGACTCGGTGACATTCGTCAACGGCCTCGACGAGCTGACCGACATGGACCCGAGGTCGGCCGAGTTCGCCGCCGCGGTCACCGCGAAGGTCAACGCGGCCGTCGACGCGAACCCGGCGTTCAAGGTCACCACCGCCGGCCCGACCGTGCCCCGGCCCGACCCGGGCCAGGGCGGGCGCCCCGACGCGCCGACGAACTTCGCCACCGCCTCCCGCGAGGACTTCGCGAAAGAGGCCGCGAAGTACCGCATCCGGCCCCGCACGTACTGACCCGTGATCCGAGTCGAAGCCACCCTCGCCGACGGCGTGTACCGCCTGACGGTCGAAGGGCACGAAAACGGCTCCGAGGACGGGCGCGTGTGCGCGGCGGTGTCGGCCATCACCCAGACGGCCCTGCTCGGTCTCGAGCAGGTCGCCCACGCACACCCGGACATCGTGTCCGTACACATCAAGGAGATCTGATGTACCTGTCCACCGGAAGCCGTTGGTTCCGGCTCGACCGCCACGCGGGCGTCCGCCCGACGCTCCCGGCGGCCATCACGGCGATCATGCAGAACGGCATGCTCGACCGCACCTTCCAGGACGCGCTCATCCCCGAGTTCCTGTTCCCGGCCCTGGCCGACCAGGAACCGTGGCAGGGCGGCCTCGGCGACACCAAGACGTTCACCCGCAAGGGCCTGCTGACCCCCGTCACGACCGCGATCACCGGGTCGGACGCGTCGGCGAACACGTACTCGATCGAGCAGTGGTCCGTGATCATGGACCAGTACGGCAACTCGGTCGACACGAACCTGCTCCAGTCGGCGATGACCCTCGCCTCGAAGTTCCTGGCGGACGTGCAGCAACTCGGTATCAACGCCGGCCAGTCCATCAACCAGATCGCCCGGAACAAGCTGTACGCGGCCTACATGGGCGGCTCGACCTGGTGCACCACCGCCGGCTCGTCCGACACGTCGATCATCGTGCAGTCGGTGAACGGCTTCGCGAACGTCATGGTCAACGGCGTGCTCACCCCGGTCTCCGCCGGCAACCCGCTCAACGTCACCATCAACGGCGTCGCGAACACCGTCACCGGCGTCAACGCCGGCACCTCCACGCTGACCCTCGGCACCGCCCGGGTCGACGTGCAGGGCGACCCGGTCATCGCCGCGAACGCGCCGAACATCATCCGCCCGTCCGGCATCTCCACCGGCTTCAACCTCATCGCCGGCTCAGTGGCCACCCTGGCGCTGTTCCGGTCCGCCGTCGCCCGGCTCCGCTCGATGAACGTGCCGACGTTCGGCGGCTACTACACCGCCCACATCGACGCCACCACCGAGCAGGAACTGTTCAACGACGCCGACTTCAAGCAGGCACTGCAGGGCCGCGTCGACTCCCCGATCTGGCAGGGCCTGTCCATCGGCCGGTTCTCCGGCATCGACTGGGTCCGCAACATCGAATGCCCCACCGTCGCCTCCGGCACGGGCGGGTCGACGGTGACCGCGCACCGGCCGATCGTGATGGGCGCCAACACGCTCGTCGCCGCCCCGTTCGCCGACACCGGGTCGCTCCTGGCCGGCACCGGCGTGGAGGACGTCCCGTCGGTGCGGATGGTCAACGCCGCCAACTCCGTCGACGTCGCCCTCATCGTCCGGCCGCCGCAGGACCGCCTGCAGCAGAACATCTCCACCACCTGGTCGTGGGTCGGCGACTTCGGTGTCCCATCCGACTCCCTCACCGGGGACGCCGCCCTGTACAAGCGGGCCGTCGTCGTCGAGCACGCCTGACCAAGCCGCCGGCCGGAGGTGGAAGCCCTCCGGCCGGCCCCATACCTGGGAGCGCCCATGCCCTCCAACCGCGTCGACAGCACCACCTCCACCGGCGCCGTCGTCACGTCGGCAGC